TTAATTTAGAGAATTGACTAACTCCAGATAGTGGTGCTAAGTTTCTTTGTGGACGCTTAACAAAACCACGACCTTGAAATGTTCTTGGTGCTGAAGCTGCTAATTGTTCATCACGTGTTGATGGAAACGCTTCAGTAGCTTGTAATCTACCACCAACTCTTTGTACGGCATATTTTTGCCAGTAATGTTGGCAATTAGCTCCACCTTTATATTTGAAAATAGAGTATTGTCCACCACCAACGCCTGGTCCAAACTCTTCATTAAATGTATCTAGTGCATCAATCTCTTCTCTTGAATAATATCTGTTAAGACCCATCATTCTTGAGCAGAATTGACGATTGTTACCAGCAACTCCTGAACTTTTATATCTGTAAAGGTATTCAATACCATCAGCTTTAGTAATAGTTCTTGCTGGAGTATAATCTGCATCTTTTGGATTTAATGCAAATTTAAAATTTGTAGGATTTACTACATCTACCTCATCCTCACTATAACCTAGGTTCTTAGCAAGCTCAAGGATTAATTCTAAATGTTCAGATGTTAGAATATCATCAATCTTTTTCTTAGGTGCGCCTGGGTCAACATATGGTGTTAGACCACTAGTGTCAATATCAAACTCTTCTCTAATAGACTCTAATTTGTTTTGAGCCCATTCAATTCCAGCTCTACCGCCCCAAGCATCAACCATTAAACCACCACATCCTTCAGAATATGGTACATCTTCATATTGTAAATGACGAGCAAAACTAGCCATTCTAGCAATTGTCTCTTCTGAGATATTTTCACGTTTTGCTAATTGATTTGCTCTGGCCCAACCGATTGGAGTTCCACATGACTGTTCAGGATGTGAATCTCTCCATTCTAATGCTCTTTTAGCAGCATTTGTTGCTGATTCTGGATAGTCATTATATGATTGGAATTTTTCATTTTTAACAGGAACACAATTAGGAACAGTTCTACCATTCTTCTTTTTAACACCAATTGGTTCATAACCTTTCCAGCATGCTTCATCTAAATCAAATTCATCAGTTGGCAAATATTGGTAAATAGTTAGAATGTGACCTTCAACCCAGTCAATATCATGTTCCATTCCTACTAGAGCATCAATTTCTTTCATTAAATCGATAAAATCACCAGCAAAAATAACGGCTTGTTTAAGTTCTTCTTTAGTAGCAACACCTTTTGCAACTACTGCTTTTTCAATTTCAAATATTTTGTCAACTTGTAATGCTGCAGATCTAATCATACCAATAACATCATCGGTAACTGGCATTGCTGATAAATGTTTAAATAGGGCACTAGCAACTGGACAAATATCAAAGTTTGATGGTTTATATCCAAAAATGTCTAGACCCATTGCTTCAAACTTAGAATCCCAATATGAATAACAAATAGCAGCAGCTTGATCTGCATCTTTGCCTTCTTTAACTACAACTCCAATGCAACGACTAATGAAGTCATCTTTTGATTCACCAGCACTTGGATATACAAAGTTCTCTTTTTTGAAATATAAGAAATCCATTTCAATAGCAGGTTCTTCTACTAATGAAATCTTTTGTACACCAGAACCATCTAAGTCTGTTAGGATTCCTAAGTCGATTATTTTCTTTTCCATGAGGTATTTATTTTAATTTATCAGTTTCATCTTTTATGTCTTTGGCCCTAGCAACTAATGATTTAAAGGCATCGAATAAACCTTTGCCTTTGACTAATTTGAAATTTTCATCCATTGAATAGACTTCAACTGAAACTAAAGTTAATGCAACTACCTTTGTTAATAATATGGGTGTTGTAAAAACTAAAAGCATTAAATCATTAAGCATATAGAAGTCAATTGCATAGAATAAAATTACAGTTGCTTCATAGAGTAACATTTTTGAAATTATTTGACTCAACTTTCTTGAAGTTATTGTCTGTTTTAATTTTGCAGCTTTCCACAGACCAATTACAGTATCAGCAAAGATACTTAAACCAACTGTAATTAATATGCCTTGAATTGGCATGATGAATGCTAAAAATAACATTAGTACTTTATCTAAATTAGCAAGAATACCTGCTTGTAATAACTGCATTTGTTCTGTGAAATGTGTTTGCATTAGATTCTAGCGATATCATTAATACGTTTATCAGCTTCTTGTTGACTAGTCATTTCAGAAGCAACAACATAGGTTTTAATAATTGGGGCTTGACCGTTTCCAGATGGTGAATTGATTGGAGCACCACCGCCTGCCATATTAATTTGTGATAGGAGACCACTAAACATAGCAGTTGAATTTGCATTAATCACCGATTCTCCATTACTTAAAAGTGCTGGAATTGAATCAGAAGTTCCAGAACCCGGTCCGCTCACATATCCACCTGCAGCAAATTTACTGGGTTGTGGTGCTGGAGCGCCTCCACCGGCATTAGAACCTCCACCTCCTGAAGCATCAGGAGTCTTAACTGATAGGATTTTCTTAACGTTCATTAAACCAGTTGCAATAGCAACACCAGCAGCTACAGCACCTAATGCTGGACCTACAATCGGTATACCAGCAAGTGATGCATATGCTTTTTGTGCAGCTAAATATGTACTAATAGTTGTTTCGGCAATTGCAGCAGCTTTACCAGCAGCAGTTTCTTTACCTAATAACTCAGACATTTGGCCAAATAGACCGGCAACAGCTTCAGCATTTGCTACTTTAGCAGCAGTTGCAGCTTTTTCAATCTCTTCTCTAGCTTTTGCATTCTCACGAAGTGCCATGGTTCGCTCTTCTTCAGTAGCAAAATCCATGTTCTTGATGATTTCGTTATTCTCAGCATTTAACCTTAATTTTTCATCATAGGTTGTTTGCTCATCCTGAATTTGCCATTGATTAAATGCAATTTGAGCTTGCTGATCTTCTAATTTGAATCCAGCTTCCTGTTCGGTCTTTTTTTGTTGACCAATTTGACGTGCTAATGCTAATTTCTCATCTTTTTGTTGTTGACTTAACTCAGATGAATTGATTTCAGCAATTTGACGATCTAATTCAATTTGTAACTCTTGTCTTGCACGCTCTCTAGCACTTTCAATATTTCCAATGTATGCTTGATCCTTAAGATCTTGTAACTCTTTTTGGAATTGTGCTTCTTTATCTTTAAGTGCTTGATTTTGAGTATCAACTAAATTTTGCATCTCAATATTTTGAGAATTAGTTAATGCTGCTTGTTGTTTTAATAAAGACTCTTTTAATTTAGTCTCTTCAGCACTTAATTTCTTCTTTTTATTGAGTTTATCAATTTCAAGTTGTAATTCTTCTTGTGCAGCCTTTTGTTGAATCTCTAAAGTTCTACGAGCTTTTTGATCTTCATCTTTAATGGCATCAATCTCAGCTTTATTAGCCAATTCTTTGATTTTTGCATCAGAAGCTTTACGAGCATCTTGAAGTTCTTTAAGATACTCTTTATATTTGTCGGCTCTTTCTTTTTGTTTTTCAGCAGCCTTTTCATTAGCAGCTTTTTGGTCATCTGCTAATTTTTTATTATAGTTTGCTTGGTCAATTGCTGCTTGATTTTGAAGATCTTTAATAGAGTTTTGTAACTCTGCAAGTTTCTTCTTTTTATCATCATCTAATTCACCATCAATTTGTTGTAATTTGATTAACGCATTAACTGCAGCCTGACGACTAGCAATTTCTTGTTGGTTAATCTTCATCTTTTGATCTAAGATTTGCTTTGCAGTTGCACCAGAAGCTTCCATTAAGGCAAGTCTTCTCTTTTCATCTGCAATCATCTTATTTGAAGAACTACCAATATCATCTAATGCTTCAATTGTTTTATCAGCATTACTACGAGTCTTTGCAGTACTTGCATCATCGATTAAACCACCAGTTAAGAAACTAGCAACATTACGTAAAGTATCTAAGGTTGCATCTACGGCTTTACCTAAGAAATCAAAACTTTGAATGAATTTCTTAATTGGTCCGATTGCGGCCATAATACCAACAACTAGAAGACCTAATGCAGTTACAATTAATCCAATTGGGTTAAGAGATAAGGTAACGTTAAGAGCTTTATTAACACCATTTAAAATAGCGGTACCAGCAGCACTTGCTTTTTCTAAAATGATTTTACGTTCTAAAGCTGAATTAAGTAAACCTTCTTTAATGGCTCTTACACCCATTACGATTGAGAGTGCTTGTTGAGCTTTTGCTTCAGCTTCAGCAACTGCAACATTCTCTTTACCAAAAAGGGTTGATGCTTGAGATGCAATTGCAAATGCACCACCAAGCGATTCTGCCATACCAACAAGACCTTGAATTCTCTTTTCAGCACCACGGCCTTCAAGAGATTTATCTAAGTCTTCTTTAGCAGATCTTGCCTTTACTAAGTCTTGTTCGATTTGCTTAAATTGCTCACTACCAAATTTGGCACTCTTCAGAGTATCTTCTAATTGTGAAATCGAATTATCTAATTCTTCAATCGAGGAGATGGTTTTATCAACACCATCAACTTTTAATGAAAATCCTATAGTTGTATTAGCCACGATTTAATCTTGTTTTTCTATTTTTAAATATATGGATTCAATCTTTTGAACATATCAACATGATGCTGATCCTAAATTTATAACATCTACTGTATTATTATGATAGTTTACGCATGCACCACAAATTGTTGCACCAGATGGGAAGTAGGCTCCATTATAACATGCATTAAAGTTACTAGTAGTTTCTCCAGCAAGTACAACTACTTGGAAGAATTGACTGTTATAATATGGAGTACAACTATTTCCAGGGAAAGCATATCTAACTTCAACATCAAATGTAGTATCAACAGTAACAGGTGCACTTAAGTAAACTTGAGCTCCCATATGGTCATCAATTGTACCACCAATACAAGGTTCCATGTAACCAGATACTCCAGTAACATCGATTTCATCAGCACATGAAGCACTTTGTTGAATTGAAACATCTCCAGTTATTGAAAGACTTCCATAAGTTGTACATGTTGTCATGGTAGCAGTTAAAGGACTTAAAGATCCAAATCTGTTAACACCATTACAGTCTGTATATGCATAAGAGGCTGAATCAGTTCCACTATTATTTGAAAGGATCCATTCATAGCAATCTTCAGTTGGACAAGTACATGTACAAATTTCAACTACAGTTACTACACCATTTGCTCCAACAACTAATACAACTCCAGCAAAATTATAATAACCAGTTGGTGCGAATGTTGCTGCATTTGAATCAGCATATAGGATTGTAGTAGTACTCCAAGTTGTTGAATTACTATAAACATCAGTATTAGGAATTGCACAACAAGCATCGCATAAACTATCAGCATCATAAACAACATTGAATGCTTTAACACTAGTTGAACATTTACAACTAGAAGGATTAACAAATGCAATGATAACTCCATTACTACCAACTTGTGCAATTGAAGTACCATCTGAGTAGTAACCTGCGGCTGCAAATGATGTTCCACCACTATTTGAATAGAGAACAGTTGAAGTTGTTAATGAAGCAGCATTACCCCATACAGTACCAGATCCATTTGTACAACAGTAAGCAACACAGAAAGATTCTGCACCATAACATAGTGTAAATGGATATGTTGTTACTGCAGGCACTGAACCTTCTGGAATTAAAATTACATTAACTCTTGCGCTTAAAGGCGTTGGATCAGTAATATCTGGAGTTACTCTTTCAAAACCTTCTCCAACTGCAAATGTAGTATCTCTTACTCCAGTTTGGCTATTTAATTTAACTAATTCTTTACTAGTTACTCCACTATAAGTTGTAAACCATCCACCAACATAGAGTGATCCATCATCAGCTAATTTAACATCATTAACAAATGAATTTAATCCAGAGTTAACAAATGATGTATTAATTGATGCATCGTGATTTAATTTAATTAAGAAATCAGGAATAGAAGTGTTTCCATTGTATGATGTAAATCTTCCACCAACATAAATACCGGTTGCATCTACTGCAGCAGTTTTACATAAGTCATTTGAACTAATATTTGATGAGAATCCAGTACCAACATTAAACGTTTGCGGTGATCCATCTGCGACACTCAGTTTAACAATACCTGCACTTGTGATATAACCACCACCTTGAGTTGATGTTGAATTCCAGTTTGTAAAATCACCAACCACATATACACTATTTCCATAGAATTCAAAGTCCCATACTGGTGGAGGAGTACTTCCAGTTAACCAAGCGGCTCCTTTGTTTGACCATGTAGTATCAATGGTACCGTCCATGTTTAAACGAATCATTGAATGCCATACTTGTCCGCTTGATGTGTATTTGAAATTACCACCTACATAAATTTTGTTACCATTAACTTTAATTCTATTAATATAGGAAGCTTGACCAGAAATAACATCAGGTGTGAATACAAAAGTCTGATCAGGTGTTCCAGTTGCTATATTAATTTTAGCAATTGAAGTTTGATAAAAACTAGGTCCAAAAACACCAGGAGAACTTAAATTCCAAACACCTTGATCCCAATAACCACCAACATATACATGAGTATCAGTATATCCAATTGTATTAATTATAGCACTAGAATTTCCAGATGTTGTATTAAATGAAGTATTTAAACTACCATCTAAATTTAAAAGTGCTAAGCCACGAGTAATATTAACATTTTTATATTTTTGTAAAGATTGACCAGCAACTGCAATATAATTACCAACATATTGTAAGTCATAAATAATTGGTTCATTAAAAGCATTAAAATACCAAAATGCATATTCAGTATTAAATAAAGGTACAATTGTTGCAGTTTGATCTAATGCAAGAATATCGTGAATTATGCCAGGTTCTGGATTTCCACTTGGAAAAGCTCTTTGATCTTGATATAATGTGTAAGCACCACCAACATAAACGCGATCGGTTGGAGCAACATATCCACCTTGAATATTACATAAGAATTTATAAATATTACCTTCAACTAATAGGCTAGATGCTAAAGTTCTAGAACCTGGAGTTGCATTTGTAGTTTCTTCAATTGAAGTTGTATTTACTAAATGCTCAGATTCCATTGTACCACCATCAACATCACTAGTAAAAGTAACTCTAGTGTAAACTGAAGCTTCTAACATAAAGGTATTACTTGCAATTGCATTACTACCATCAGATGGAGCAATACCTAATTCTCCAACATCAACCCAGTTTACATTATCAAATGATTTTTGTAATGTTGCACCAGATGTGTAACCTCCTCTTTCTACGAAGATTTCTACATAAACTTCAACTGGTCCTTCGGTGCATGGTGTACATGTTGTACATGAACTAAATGAAGTAATATTACCACTAGTTCCAACTACATTTGCAACATCACTACCTTTTTTATAGGATCCTGTAGGTGCAGGAGTTGTACCAGAATTATCTAAGAATAATTGTGTACTATTACTAAAAGTTGTTGCAGTTGAATAAACAGTCTGTGTTGGATTATAGCAGCAACATGCAGTACATGAAGTTGAATCAAAACAAACACTATGAGGATAATAAGTTACGCATTGACATCCAGTACATGTACCAACTTGAGTAACTTGTCCATTAGCACCAACAAATACAGGATCAGATCCCGATACTAAATACCAACCTGATGGAGCAGGAATAGTCAATGTTGAATTTAAGTAAAGATAACCATTTGCTAAGAAAGTTGCATCTAAGCCATAAACAGTAACTGCAGATCCACCACCACAACAAAGTGTACATACTTGAGCGGATGTTGTTGCACTAAATGAAGTACCAGTTTGAGTACAATTACAAGATGCAGTATTTCCTAATGCTGTAATAGCTCCACTTGAATTTACAACAGCAACTGTAGTACCATCTGAATAGTAACCTGCAGGAACTGAGTTAGTTCCACTTTGATCTAAGAAGATTGTAGTTGATGTAGCAAGTGTAGCTCCATTAATCCAATATACGGCATCAACTGCACCTTCATTTGCTTTACAACAAAATGCATTACATACAGTTGATCCTTTACATAGAGTAATTTCAGTATATTGTGGTAATACAACTGGCAATGTTAATCCAATGTTACCAACTTTTACTAATTCAACTCGACAATTGGTTTTTTGGCCAATTATAAAGTCTGATATTTTATTCACAAAATACCATGTGTCTTTGATAAACACATAGTCATTAAATTTAAGATCTAGAACATCATCATAGTCTAATACAATATTTGCCTCAACAATTCTAGAATATGGATCAAATGTAGTATCATACCATGTTTTCCAATATACGTTAAATATTGAATTTGCAGTATTTCCATTTCCTAAATATGAATCTGTTACGTCCCAGAAAGGTGGTTCATTTTCCCAATTTAGGTCAATTGTAGTTGATGTAATTGGCCATGTACTATATTGACTCATAAATGGATATTGATTCAATGCAGTGTATGCGTTACCTTGATCAATTGATTGAGTTCTTGCATACCATGTTAATGGTGCTGTTTTTAAACCATTATAGAAAACAAGTCTAAGTTTAGGTTGAATTGGTTCTCTTTTACCAGTAATTACAGTTGTACCAGTTGTATCATCAGATGAACCAGTATCTTTTGCAATATGTGGAATTAAGAATCTTGAACCTGCTAAATCACCATTTTTAAAACCAATTGGTGCAATAGGAGTTGGTGCAAATTGATCTTGAGTTGTTTTAGTTCCTTTAATTAACTCATTTGTTGAGTCTAAATTCAATTGACCATAAGTTTGTTTATAAGTCAATTGATAGTTATAATTTAAATAGTCACCATCCTCTTGGTCTTTATAGATTTGGAATCTGTCTTGACCATAGAATAGTGGCGTAATTTTTAAGTCTTTTGAAGTGTCTAATTTGTTACTCCAATCTTTAGAATTTCCTTGTAGAATCCAATCTTTCCAAGGCACAATTGTAAAATGCATCTCATTATCTCGAGATGGTACAAAAACTAGACGGAAACGGTTAATAATACTTCTCATAAAATCAATCTTCCTTACATTTGAAGGCATGATTGAATTAATTGAAAGAATATTAGGTGCTGTAGTACATGCAATTCTTTGTGCGAATAATTGCAATTGAGTTGATCCAGTGTAACATTGACCGCTAACGCACCATGTAAATATAGCAAAACTAACAGTTTGACCTGCTGTTAGGTAACATGTAATTGTTTTACTAATTTGATTATAATTCTCATAAATATAATCATATCCAGACATACCAGCATAGAGACCAGTATTTACATCAATTACTCTAATATCAAATGCTGCTTCAATTGTTGTATTAAAACCGTATCCTAAATAAGCCTCAGCATCATAAGCAAAAACATATGTACCTGCAACTGGTGCTGTGTATGTATAATTATTTGCATTATAACAAGATCCTGGATCTGATATTTCATTTCCACATTGAATAGCTCTTGGATTTGATCCAATTACATTATAATCGCTTTGAACTTTTTCAGCTACAAATAAATTTGAACGATTAAGAGTAGCTTGTGCTGCATTCTCAGAAATAACATATAGACTCTTAAAGAATGCAGAGTCAAGAAATTGAGAATCATAAGTATAACCTGATTCTTCAAAAATAGTGTCCCAAATTGCTTTAGCACGGAATTGAGGTTTCCATTGCTCTAATTGTAATGCCTTACTTGATTGCGTAAATGAATTAGTAAATCCATTACTTAGAGTTGGTTGAACAGGTTGGTTATTGGCATTATACGTATAACCCCATTCAATTAAACCATATACAACATCTCCACTTAAGAGTCCATTACTCCAAGATTGTGTAATATTGGTCCAGTTTTTATCATGGTTATATGCTGTAAAATCTAGTTCATTTAAGAAACCACCACCAATCTTTGAACCAAAATCTGAAGTTTCTCCATAGAAGGTAATTTCATATTCAACTTTACCATCATAGTCACTACTATAAATTGAAATTAATCTGATATTACCATTAGTAAAGAATTGGCCATTATCTAGAATATATGCATCGGCTTTCTTTGAAGCATCAAAGTCAGTTGAGTTAACATTGAAAACTCCTTTAAAGAATGGACCATTTACTCCAGTGTGTGGTACTCTGAATGTTCTTGAAAATGATGAGGTTGCAGCAAGAGGATCCTGAATGTCTTGAACTGAAAGTGTCAATTTAATTGGTTCACTTTCATGAAGATCTAGGCAGGTATACTGTGCTGCACCTGGCATTTTAGCGTATAATTGAACTGAAGCCATTATAGATTTTGAATTTTTTGTGTACTTACTAGTTTAAGGTCAAATGATGCTTGAACCATTTTTTGTTGTTTAATGTTCTTAATAGTATAGGATGCATTTGAGACCATCGCTGTGTAACCATAATAGTCACTTAATGTATTAACATCATCGTGAATATAAGCCACAACCTGTGGACTCTTTTGTAAACCTTCTAGAAGAGCAACTTGATCTTGTGTTAACCAATCTGTTTCTATTTTGTAAACTGTATCGACAGTTTTATTGAAAGGTTTCATACCACCTCTAATTCCAAGATTTTGAATAATTGGAGAATCATTTAAGACTGGAACTGGAGTACTTCCATTCCAATTCATTTGTTCTTGAGCGTATGAATCCTGTTTTGTTGCAATTGTCTTTTCTTGAAATGCTGTAAAATTGAAATAGTCGCGACCACCAAGTGTGTTAAACCAACTTAGTCTAACTCTTTGGTATAAAGGATCTGGACAGTATTCTTTAATATTGATTGTTACTGTTTCAGTGATTGTCTCACCAAATAAACATTGAGTTGTTTTATCATATCCAGTAATTTTAATCTTCCAACCTGGTGCAATTGTATATTGAGCTTGTGGCTCTAGTGCAGTGATTAGGTCAGTTGGACTAGCCAAAACATGAACCAATGCAAATTGCGATGGTAAAGTTGAGTTAATTGTACTTGAACATGTAGATCTTTGTGGATATCCAGTTGCTGAGTACATTGGTACATCATATTCAGCTTCTAAAGCTCCAGTAGCATCGAATACTTCAAATTTAAAACCATAAATTGGTCTGTTTTGAGTATCAGTATTGAATGGACTCCAGTTTAACCATGTTAAAACCATTTTATCAAATAGGTAAAGATCTTGCTCTAATGGTCCATAAATTAATGGATATGCAGTACCTAAATTATGATCGTAGTTACGATTAGCATAGAATGGATTATCTCCAAAGACTCCAGAACTTGAAGTCTTTTGCATATGCCATTGTTGTTCGTGATCAGTTAAACTAGCACAAATAACTTGAACTGGAATCGAACCTACAGTTGATCCAGAATAGACAGCATATGCTGGAGCTCCTGGTACATCAGCCGTTCCGATATAGGTTAGTGTTTGACCATTGAGTGTATACTCTTCTCCAACTTTAATATAGACATTTAATGACATATCATTGTTATCTGAATAAACTTGACCAGTTTGCCAGTTAATAGTAGTTTCACCTTGGTTCAACTTAGCTCCTGGTGCTGATGGATTAATCAATCCTTCAGTTAGAGTACTCAGGTCAATCATGCCGTGTCCACTAGGATTAGCTCTTTGTTTGATTGTATTAACTTTAACTCCATCTACGTAAACATCGAATACGTATTTGAAGTCAGTTGAGTTAACTTTAGAACTGTATACTGACCAGATAATTGGATTGTAGGCAGGACTGATCCACGTGGGTCTATATGCTACTGAGGTTATCATTATTTAAATTGTATTTTGTCTTTTAATTTTTTCATAAAGGGCTTTTTCTCTTCTTGCTTTATCTTTTCGGTAAGCAAGGTGGTTGAAGCAAGTGACAGCGCCAAGTCTTGTAACTTGGTCAACTTTGAGTAAATCATCTCCTGCGAGAAAGTTGAATGTTTCGTTCCATCCTCTAGCGATTCTAATATGATCAGGTTCGCGGCTTTTACGACTTCTCTCTCCTCCTCCGTCAACTTCGGATCCTTCAGCATCGTCTCCATCTCCAACATCAAAGAGTTCTCTATAGTTTCGAATAAGTAATTTGGTACTCGCAAAAAAAAATTGAGTGCACTATAAACATGCTTAAGTGGCAAATTTAAGAACTCTTCAGCCCTTTGTTCAACTGTATCTGAATTGTATTCTTCAACTACAATCCAATCAAATGTTTCATTAATTACAGTAGCAGGTCGGTATAAGATTGCCATCATAACATGGAGTTTCTGTTCCTTCTTAGGATCTGCTTTTAAAACATCCATATCAGCAAATTCACCAATTGTAATTTTTGAAAAATCAAGTAAACCATATGCATTGCCATTTAGACCAACGTGCTTATAAAGTTTATTATCTGCTTGAGCATTTAATGGGCCTTCAGCAACCTCAGCAAAGAGTTGCATAAATTGAAAGTTTTCTAACTTCTTTAACTCACTGATTGGTGCACCACTTAAGGTACTGATAATCTCTAACTTAGCATCAGGTCCTTGTTGTGCTAATAAGTGCTGAATCTTATAAAATTGGCCAATAGTAACATCGCCAATCTCATATTTTTCTTTATTTAGTGTAAATTCTATCATATTAGAAACTTGTACCTCTTTTTAGGTTACTTAATGTATTATTTAAAAATGTCTCGTATGTCATTTTAAGTTCTGCTTCAACTATGGCCTCATAAACAGGTTGATCGCCTCTTAATGATAACCAATATTGTGGTCTAATTCCTCCACGTCCTCTTCTATAACCTCTATATTCGCGACCAAAGAAACCAGCTTCACGGGCTCTAGAGTCATAATAATTTCTTGTACCGAATGCTGTAAATTTGCCATGATCGGCAAAGTCAATACTTAGGGACCATACACCAGACTCAGTCTGACCCCAGTTAAATCTTAAAGATCTAGCCAATCTACCAGTTGCATATGGATTTGCAGGACGATTGCCTGGTCTAGGAACCTGTTGACGAATACGACGTTCAGCGTTTCGAATGATACGCTCTCCAACGGCTTGCATTGCTTCAGGTGTTAGATCTTTAAATCTGGCCATTAGTTACCTCCAATATATGAGTTACCATTGCTAGTTCCTCCAGCAACAGGGTTTTCACAATTACTAATAGGTGTAATTGCTTCAATTGCAATTTGGCTAGTCCAACCAGCCACACTATTTACAAATCCTTCAACAAATGGAGATGCAGTAACAGGCATTTGCATGTTAAATCTCCAACTGTCCCAAGTTGTATTAGTATAGAGTGCAATAATATCTCTAGTAATTTCTAAACATCTAGATTGAGCTCTTGCCTCTAAATCATTATTGTCTTTTGCCAAGTCCATAATAACCATATCAAACTCAAATAGGGTTGATTTACCATTTAAGGTAGCAGGTTGAGGTACTAAGTGCACATATGGATATTTGATTTCTGGCTTGTCCTCAGTTGGCATCTCAATATCAGATGGCGGTCCAACTCGGAATGTTTTTACGGCTGGATGAGATTCAATTGCCGATTGCAATGTCTTAATTACATTAAGATATGTTGATGAATATACTGACATTTTATGGTATTGTTTTTCTAATTATAAATATTGAACTTTCAAGACTTGAATTACTTTATGTATCAAGATTTGTTTTTCATTGTAGTTTTCAATACATGCGACGTTTTGGAGTCATGTTTTCGACTTTAGAATCCCATGCTTTTAGGTCTCCGTCTTGGTCGAATGGTCGATTGGCCGATGTTTTAGATGAAAAGACATATTGACCACCTTTAGGCTTAGAGAGTCCGTAACGAATAGCATCCATTAAGTGATTGTTCTCATCAATTGGACGGTCAGTGCCAACTTTCCAACAATAAAGATCTGATTCCATGTGTAGATTCTTAGACTCAGGATCCATATAGACTTCATATTGCTTTAAATTATTAATACCAATTTGAATTGAGTCTGGTCCTTTATAGGCTGGTTTTACATTAAAACCTAGTCGTTTGAGTTCTTCAATTGAT